CATGCGTCTAATGTCTTGGACCAATCTTGCGTTTGCTGGTGATAAGGATGGTCCCTATACTATACATACTGTGTCTAATTTGTATCCGATTAAATTACCTCGTATGCTCGAGAGGTTTGATAAACCTACAAGGTATATTACGCAAAGCATAAAATCAACAGAGTATTTATGGCCTGATGCGTTAGAGATGTTGTATTATGCTATTGGAACAAGGGAAGCATTTGGAACTCAGGTTTGGGATTTTGATGAAGCTCGTGATGCTGCCGTTGCAGGTGTTCGTAAAGATACTGCTTCGGGTCTTCGAAATGGAAATCGTTGTGAAACTACACTGGAAGGTGGGTTGCGTGTTGTAGGATCTGCTACTGGCAAGAAGAAGGAGCAATTACCATATGCTATATCTGAAATTAATAATATCCGAAAGGAGTTAGAAAAAGATGATAAGTATGTTCCTCAGGATTGTGCGTGTCAAGCTACTTTGAAAGATGAGGCTAATAATAAGCGTGGACTTTCTTTTCTTGAACGTGCAGAGTTATGGCTTAAGCTTCGTCCATTTTATATACTATCATTAGTTCAATATTTGATGGCTGCAATGTGCCTAAAATTTCGTCAAGTTGTGGAGCGTGGTAGGGTTATTAAGATTGGGATGAATTTTTGGTTCGGTGGAGCTTTGTCACTTGCTATGAGTGTGGGTTTTGATGATCCTAATATAATATTTGAAGATGGCGATTTTAAGCATTTAGATTCTACGATTCATATGATATTGTTGATGTTGTATGTTACTCAAGCTTCTGTTTATTTTAATTGGAAGGGTATGACAGCGACTAATTGTATGTTATTGAGAGCTTTTTTTCGAATTTGTGCTGAGAGACTATCTATAAAGGTGACCCATATGTTCTCTACTATTTGGAGAGTTGTGTATGGTGGTATGCCTTCTGGAGCTTATGAGACTTCTCATGGTGACTCTTGGATAGTTGCGTTTCTTTATTTCTTGTATGTCCGTCAGGTTATGGACAAACATCCTGAAAGAGTTGCGCAAATGAAAGAATTGTATCGTCTTTTTCGGTGTGGTATAATTGTTTACGGGGATGATCATGTCTTATTTACCCATAAAGATATTCATGATATTGTTAATGAAGCAGGTTTTGCAAGATTTGTTTCTGAATTTTGGGGAATGAAAATAAGAGATATTCATCGTGCTAATTTTTT